CTCCTGTTGCAGTAGAAGACAGATTGAATTGCAGAGTGCCATTTGGAATCTGAGTATATGTGGTATGGTAAGCAGCAGTCAAGCTAGTGGTATATGCACGAGTGACAGCATTGAATGGGGAAGCTGGATCGATGTTAGTATTATCACAAACACCAACATAGTAACCTTCAAATTGGCTATTGATAGTCGTTTGTGCTTTATCGAGAACGATAACACCAGCATTTCCCATTCTTTGCAAGAGATTCAAAGAACTGAGAGTCGGGTTACCAGTGAATCCAGTAGCGAGTTGTGTTCTAGTCCCGGCAGTCGAACTCCAGTCGAAAAGAGTGCCTTCCATAGCCTGAGCAAATTCGGTCTCAGTCAATGTGAATTGGATAGGGCTTCCTAAGATATAACTAGCAGCCGAAAGATCCAGATTAGTCGTAACCGATGCTGACAAATTGGCGATAGTGGATAGAGATGCAGCAGAAAGAGTCGAGCTACTCAAATTATTAATAACCGTGGATGAAACCGTATCAGGTTTAACCGCAATTACTGGATAAACCAGTGCAGTGTGTTGTGTACCAAATCCGTCACCAGAACCACTACCATAAGGAATGCGGAAAGTGTAGATATTGGCAGGAGAATTCAAAAGTTCTCTTACAGTATAATAAAAATATCTTTCAGCACTATTCGTTGGTGTGCCGTAAATCGAGTCCAATTCGTCTCTAGTAGTGATTTTGATCACTTCATCCGATGGTCCTTGTGAGGTGAAACCAGTCACGAAAACGTTAGTACCAACATTTGTTGGTGCGATGAGACTTAAATCTCTTTCGAAGATTTCTACTCCTGGGCTGTTAATTGTTCGTTGCATATAATTATTTAGCAAATACCGAACAAAAATTTCCTATTTAAGAAAGAGTCTGATTATATCTATCACATCCTAGCAAATTGATGTGCATTTGTGAGAAAACAAATGTGAAACCACTTTCAATCTCCATTTCACCCGTCTCGTTCTGAGAGAATGCCAATTCGTCGATTGATGTTACAAAGGCTTTCGTATATTTAAATTGGATTACTTTATTATCATATTCATCCAAACCATACATCGTTATATCTGTTTGATAATCAGAGAAATTACCATCAACTACAATCCCCTTTGCATTAAATTGACCTGTTTCTTGATCATGTTGCAGATTCAACCATTGATAAATCGCCCAATAATTATTATAACCAGAATCCACCTTAAATTTAACATTTACAGGAGGATATGGATCTTTGGAGTGAGATGACACATAAAGAGTATCACCAGCATATCTAGTCGCAATCGCTTTGATTGTCAGACCTGGAACCATTGTCCCATAGATGCTGAATTGCACACTATCAGGAATGATCGTGTCATTATTTCTCGTGTAATTCGATTGGATTTTCTTGAGAATTGGGGGCAAATCGAAAACGAGAAGAAATTTGTCTTTTCTGCTGCGATTCAGGAAACTTTGGACTACTGGTAACGGTGATGCCATGTTGATACTTACCAAATATATGATCAAATATTAACAATTCGTTGTATTTCATCATCGCTGTGCTTTTTTCTTTTTATGACTTGTTTTACAGACTTTTCAAATTTTTCATTTTTATTATCTTTAACCCACTTTAAAATATGATCTGGTAAATCACACCATGTTTTTATATCGGGATGTTTAAAAAGAACACTATCGTTCTTTTCTTGATTTATATCACCTGTTATAACTTGTAAATTGTCGTGATGATGTGGTCCACCCTTAGCCAATGGCCAAATATGATCAACATGATATTTGACCCCGTATTTTTCACACAACTCATTTGCAATATCGTAAAGATTCTTTTCTATGATCAAATCATGATCAGGGTGCATTTGGTCTTTCTTAATTGCGCGTCTTCTAGCATTTGATCTAAAATAAATTTCTTTATTACTATTATAATACTTTTTATTATATTCTATTTTGACTTCTCTACGATTTACATCATAATCTTTATAATACTGAGCATATCTATCAGCATTTTCTTCGACATTCCTCCGTTTATTTTCAGCAACTCTTTCAGCATTTTTCATCGCCCAATTTTTAGCATTTGTGCGGTGTTGTGTTTTGTTTTCATCTCTCCACTTTTTACTATATTTTTTAAAATATTCAGGATTTTTAATGTATCGTTGTTTTTGAGCTTCTGCCATACATTTTCTACACCACCCATCCAACCCATCTTTATTACGTCTTTTTATACTGAAGCATTCCAATTCTTTGTATTCACCACACTTATTACATTTTTTAGTATCCATATATATACTTAATAAAAAAAGGCAAAAATTTTAAACCAACTCTGCTTCACTTCCGTATTACTTATCAAGAATACTTAATGGGAAGCACTCTTTCAATAAGATATAAAATGGTTCATAGAAATAAACATTATCGGGAGGATGCTCCACTGACCATATTTTAACCATTTCATCAACTTCGTAGCCATTATATCCTTTTTCAGCGTCTTGCGCAACGTAGAACTTCCATTGAGGGTTGTTTTCAGCGAATTTATAGAATTTTTTGATATTTTCTTCTATTTTCTTTTTCGGAATTGATCTTTTAGCACCAGCTTTTGTTACTGTTGGAATGGCGTAAGATTTCCCCACCCTACCCTCTTGAATCCCTTCGGAACAACCTTTTTTATTCCATTTACCCAGCCACCCATTTATCTTTAGATGGTAGTCGTAATTTCTCCATACATTACCAGATTGTCCAAAAGATGCGTATCCTGCGCTCCCCGCGCCATGAAAACCTTGTTCGTTGCTAGTGAATACAAAGACTTCATCATCTTTTAATTCGGTGATATATTTAGGATATGATTTCATACTTCATCTTCTGACAATTCCACAAAATTTTCGGTATGATAACAAGAATAAATCTGACCAGTCTTGATATCAGCTACCACACAATGCCCATCCATTTGATCAATTTCTCCAAGCATTACAAATGTCTGATGTTTCGAAAATGGATATTCGCTATGATATTTTTTAGGTAAATCAGAAAAGTCAAATCTTACTAATTTTAATTTATTCATCGAATAATTTTAACACCCACCAATGAAAAATCAACCAAAATACTTATTCATAGCATCCCATTGCTCATAAGAAATATTCCTATCAGGATTTGAATTTATGGAACCTTCAGGTAAGAACCATCCCTGTGCTTCTAAATCTGCCATATCACTAGCTGCCATGGAACCTTCCCCGCCAAAAAGCATTGGTGCTAAGTTGGAATGTTCAATTTTAGCAACTTCTTCGTTGGTGTATATGGATGTGGATGATTTGTATTTGAATAGTCCTTGATCAATGGGTTTGATCACCAATGGTTTATCACAATCATCATATTCGTCAATTTCAAAATACAATTCTGTGATATCTTTATAAAGAGCCATCAATGCCCACACAAATGCCATAACTCTATCATCGTGTTCCCCACTTTTTGCTTTCCAAGATCCATTGGGGTATCGCACAAAATTTTTAAATTCTTTCAGGGTATCTATATTACGGAATGTTACTGATTGTGCTTCATTGACGAAATATCTTTGGTTCTCCACCGCTTTGTATTTGGTGTTGATATGGGAAATCATACCATTTTGTTTGTTCTTATGAGCTTCTTTTGCACCCCAAGATACCAGATTTTGATACATGTGAGTGTTTGCCAGAGTATCACAAACACCTGTTCCTTGGTTATTACGCTCAATTAATAATAGAGGATTTCCCCAATTTCCACAAACATCTACCACTTCATTGGTAAATTCCGATGGTCCTTTTTTATTTGTCCAATATTCCGCAACTTGAATGATTTGCTTTGGATTTGTCACATCCAAAACTTGCAATACAGATGCATCTATACCAACACCTTCAGAAACGTCTCCACCAATCACATAGATTTTTTCAGAATCGTATTCTTCCCATATTTTATAAGCACCTTCTTTTAGAACATGGATCGGTTGTTTGCATTCATTCCTAAGTCTATCAAATAGGGATTCATCAATCGATTGTTGACTATTATCAAGGAAAACATTTCCAAATTCCTGCATGAAAGCTTCATATGATCCCAGAGCTTTAATTTGTTGTAATTTCCAAGCTTCATCTCTTCCAGGTATTTCATCCCACTCAATTTTATGGGGAGTGAATCCATTTTCACCTTTTTCAGCTTCAGTATAAAGCTTGTGGAATAGGTTTCCCACTTGATTGGGTGTGGATGCCGCAATAATCTTAGATGTTCGGGAACGAGAAATTGTGGGGTAAACAGACTTCCAAAATTCATCAACAACATGTTCCTCCAAGAATGCCAACTCGTCCAAAATGAGCAGATTCAAAGCAGTTCCACGGATCGCTGATCCCGTTGTAGTTGAGATGCTGATACGACTACCATTATCAAATGCACATCCTGTTTTACCATATTCCTCAACTCCTGGCTTTAACCAATTTGGTAACTCCTCATAAGCCAAACGAATTCTTCGAAATATCTCAATCGCAGTGGATTCTTTGTTTGCTACAATAATGGTGTTTCTGTATGGTTTAAAACATGCTTCGTGGAGAGCAGCAATGGTCATCATTGTAGTATTATGGGTTGGGATAAATGACTTACCACACAGGAACAAATTATCACTTGAATCCACAGTAATACATCTAACTGGAACCGATTCAATCGGTCTTATATCTTTAATATAGTGCCATTGATTTCTTTTATTTGATTCTGGTTCTTGAATATTTTGTAATACAATTCTATTCTTTTTAAAATTCAATTTTACAACATATTCTCTAGGATAAAATTCAATACTGTGGGAATCCGCACATTGTTTCCCATTTAAAAATGTTTTTCTTACTTTATAGGTGGTTTTATACCCCAAACTCTCAACCAATTCTTTGAATTGATTTACTAAATTTTCATTTTTATTGGTAAATTTGGCATGACCACGAGTGTTGATACTCCCATCACTATCCATCAAACCTTTTAACAATTCCAATCTTTGCTCTCTGGATGATTCCAGATAATCTTTGGGTATATACTTATTTCCCAATAAATTTAAATTTCTTAAATCGTTGTTTAACGATGCTCGATAACCGATTTTATCCCATTTACCGTCTATTTTTCCCAGATTGACAGAATAAATGTTTCTATTTTCTCTATATACTTCAGAATATTTATATCTTTCATATTGTGATAATATTTCTCTCAATTCATTAATATATTGATACCCAACTGTAATTCGAGAAGAATCTGTCGATCCATCTCCCAACCACATTCCCAATACATAAGGTGGGATTGTCAAATCCTTTTCTTCCTTCTCTACTCCATTTATACAAGACGGGATTCTGTAAAAAGGTTCTCCAGATTTTGTTTTAAAATTTTCAATTAATTCTTTAGTTGTTTTAATGCTTCCACTTGAAACAACTTTTAAATCCCTATCTCTTTTTGATTGGACAAACCAATTATGATCTTCATCAGCTACAATAACTTCACCATTATCAAATTCAACTTCGTAACACGGTCTATCATATCTAATGTTATGCGCCATGGCAATATTGCAAGGTTTACCATCTCTCCCATAGACCACATCACCATCTTTGAGTTCTCCCATTGTTGTCCAACCATTTGGTGTAGGTATTGGAGTATCAAGAGCCAATGCCTTAGAAGCTTGACGGGGGCTAAGAATTACGTTAAATCGATTATCAAAAACGCCTTTTAAAATTCTTTTTTGGAAATCATAAAGTTGGATATTAACCTTACCAACATCACTATCAGGATCGATTATATAAAAATAATTAGCTGCAAAATGAATAATATCATTCCTACACTTTTCAATTTCAACCACCATCTCTGGTGTATATTCAAACGCTGAATTTGCGCTGGGTAAATTAGTATTACCCATATAATTTTGTTTCTTTTTAGCAGCCATTGGTATTACTTAAAAATAATTGCCATAAACACTCCCATCACTACCTCCTGTAGATGGTGGGAATATCTCATTTCTCACAATATCGTCTGAATTTTCCGTATAAATCTTATTGGCACTCAAAGCACTAGACAATGCAGGGAACAATACTGAAGATATTTTACCAAAGTAAGAATTATCAGCAATTTGTTGATTGAATGCTTCTCTAGGTTCA